CGGGTCTATAGTGTCTCCCGGGAATCGGGTGGCACGTTGGAAACTAGAAGAGGAGGTAATAAGGTCAGAGACCAAACTACAGAACTCATCATGCACAGCAAGAGGAGTGTATCCAAACTTTGTTTCAGACATTGTGGGTTATCCTCACATTGAGATCGATCTTACACGATGGTGGTCTCCCACCAAGGGTTTACCAAATGGTTTCGCCCTTAAGAATCGTGTCGTTCACGAGAACTTTCGAAGGATCGAAAGCGCTCTGGAACATACCGATAGCATCCTTCTTCTCCTGATCGGATGAAGTATCCGGGAAGGTGATGGTTGCGTCGATATAGATCTCCCTGACCACCCGCGGCGAAGCAATGCCGTTGATGGTCTCAGTCTGGACAACCGGTACTGAAAGAAGAAGTCTCGTTTTGCGCTTCCCGTTAAGTTTCCGGGTCGACAGCGTCAACTTCTTCCGAGCGAGTACCGAACCGTCGTCACTGTGTGCGACGGTAACGACCCCCGTTTGGGTGTTCCGTTCAATCGGCGCGAATGTTTTCGCGACGGGTGTTGCTGCCCTGTCCGTCAGGACGAGGGATTGGAGTGCGGGCATGATTGCCTCTACTTTCTGAGTTGTGTAATCAGCGCGATAGCGGTGATTACGTTCTTGGTTGACCACGGGCTCTTGATGAATATCGAAGAACTCGGCCAACTAAGTAGACGGTTTCGTTTCATAGCGTAAACAGTCATCTTACACCTACCAGGTGAGACGAACTGCCAATGCGAGTAGTACAGAGCGATGTTGCTCCCGGGTAATGGTGCGCCCATATAGGCCTCCCATTCACCGCGGACTACTTGCGTGCTATGTCCCGAGGCGAAGTTGACACCCAACGTAGCAGTGAGGCCGCCAAGGTACTTTCCGATCGGAAGGACCCAGTCGACCACAAAGCTAAACGGGACTAACTCCCACGCGATGAGCGCGGGGTTGGCAAAGCCCAGCTGGTTGAGAACAACCACCTGATCCTGAGCCACCCGTCCCCACAATTTGACACGACAAGACTCGGTACACTTACCCGAAGTCCACGTTGCACGTTCATCTCTGATGTGCTTCGCGAAGGTCAAAGGATTGGGGGTGGAGCGCGGTTGAGTAACCGTACGTTCAACAGAAAAGAGCTGATCTTTCTCGCGAAAGCCAGCTTCGACCTGTTGAGCTGCTCCATGAACGTCGTACACAAGAGGCATGAAGGCGTACCAGTACTGTAGCCACCAACCAGAAGAGGCACCGCTATAATCTTTAGCAAGAGGAGGGAGTTTCTTCCCTTTCCGCTTGTTTCGAGATCTTTTACGGTACTCGACCAGTTGGTCATACAATTTCCGGAACTGCCCCTTGCGCAAGTGTCGGTAAGCATAGATAAGCTGCGAAGCCTTCTGTGCCAACCAATCGACCGCTTTGCCGCTTTCTGCCATAGCAACAGCAAGATTGATCTTTTGATCAGGAATCTTGCCGAGAGCTTCTGTCAGAGCGCGCTCAACGACCGACGAAGATACGCTGAACCTCCCAGCGGAATCGAAGATTCCGTTGGAACCGACGGAGACATCGTAGAAGCCACTTTGCGCTTCTACGTACTCGTCGGAGTACCAGCTACTCGTTTTCTCTTTGAAACACGAGAGAGACTGGACAGAGGCAACGCATCTCGAATAGTTAGTAGGATACCGCCAACCACCAGGGGAACCCCCAGAGGTTGTCGGCGCCTTGTAACTCTCGTTGTTAACAGTCGGACCAGGGAGGTATCCCCGGTAGACGGTACCAGCGAGGCTTCCCCATTTGATCTTGGAATAAGTAACCATTCCCGAAGGAAGGGGCTGATTCCAATATCCGGAAGCATTCGTAAACGCACTTGATGTCATGATTGATCCTCCCGAGTAACGGAGGGATCAGATTTTGACCCTAATCCAACATCCACCGAGGTGCATGTAGAAGAAAGGCTACTGCCCATCTTGGTTCTGGTGAAACAGAACCGCAACGAAACAGTAAAATGTCGAACCAATCGACGTGTAAAGATACCCAAAGTTGACACAAGTGTCACCGGGTCACGTAGATTGAACAGTTGGAATATTCCAACTGAGGGTCCAACGACTCCGGGGTAATCCCCGCGGAGTAACCGTAAACCATAGCTGGTTCACGGAGAGCCCTCATCCACGTATCTGGGTCGTGAAGAACGTCCCCAAACTTGTTTCGAAGGACCGTCACAGCATCAGAGGAAAGCGAATGCTTGCCTAATGGTGTATGGGGGAAGAGTGGCCTGACGTGCAGGATTACACTCAACCCCACACCAAAAGTAGCAAGCATTTTAACCTCCTTG